CGGCAAAGATCAACCATCAGTTTTTTGACGCCTTCTGATTGCATGAAAGCAAACAGGATCGGGCGGACAAGAACGAGCATCGCCGTATGGCAGTTGCGCGAAGTCTAGGGTTGTTTTACTGACCCTTCAAGGCGAGCGATCTTCTGCTCCGCTGCGCTCAGCCTAGAAAAGATTTCAACCCGCTCTGATCGCAGATCGTTGTGCAGGTCCTCAAGGCGGCTGTTGATGGCTTCTACGCTGGAGGTCAGTCGTACCAATGAATCCCGGCGTTCAGCTCCTTTGCGGAGCTGGGTATTGAACCCCAAGAACGCCGCAGAAATCGTTGCCCCAACGGCTGCAGCGGCAAGTTCCACCACGTTCCTCAAAGCCTCTATCCATCATGGCGACCCCTGAAGAACAGAATACGAACCAAGAAAAGGACGGGGTGCATTTGGCTGATTTTGTCAGGCTGATGGTTTTGGGGTGGTCGGCAACACTGCTGACTGTGTCCTATCTCAACCTGTTCCCGAACATGAAGATGGACTCGACCTTTATCGCTTCACTGCTTACTGGAGCGATGGCAGGTTTTGGAATTGAACGGAAAGCAGGCAATCAAACAAAGAAAGAACCACCTACGATCAAAGGAACCCCAGATAAAGGGAAAAATGCGAAGGCTTCTGCCTCTAGTGATTCTGCTGGCAGCTAGTCCAGCGCACGCCGACATCACCCACAAAATCCAATCCAGCGTTCAGCTCACCGTCGATGCAGCCGCAAGCGCAGCCACCCGAATCGGAACCACTTACTCCATCTCCGGTTCAGGAGCTTCCACTACTGATGGAACAACTTCTGGCGCTATCGGCGGTCTTGGGACTGTTACTAACGGTATCCCTGCTGTCTCCACCATCACCGCAACTCAAGCCAGCAGCGGGTCCGCTTTCTCCTTCTCTCAGTCATACCTTGAAGGCGATTCCACCTCAACAACCTCCACAACGGTGACTTCCGGCGTCACTGGTTCCTTGCCACTGTTCGGCAATACCACGACGACCTCTGGGGGAGTTGCTGGATCGCTCGCGGGCACGATTGACTCGGCGCACGGCTTGACCGTTACTGCGGGCGGTGCTGGCACCTCTGCTACCGGGCAGATGGTCACCGAGATCCGGATCGACTAATGCGCTGGCTGCTTTTGCTGCTGGTGCTTCAGGCGCCTGTTTTGGCAATGCCGGTCGTGCCGAACTTCCGCACGGGCACGATGACCTCGCGCACGGAGTCAACGACTCAAGTCACCGAGACGATCAAATCGGTTGACTACGCCACTGGTTACACCTATTCAGCTAGCGGCTCAGGTGTCCAGCACTCGGGAACTTCAATCCTTCCTGGTGCTGGTCCTGTTCAAACCCAAACGATTGATGGCGTCACTTCTTCGTGGACTGGACTAGCTCTAGAGAACAAGCCAACCTGGTCAATGACAACGCCAGGTGCGTCATTCCAGTTCGTCGAAAGCTACAGCGGACCGGGGCTGCAAACAGTCACCGAGATCCAGCGAACAACGGTCGTCGAGTCCGTCACCGATACCACCTCGGTCTTTGGACCTTAGTCCTGCTGTTGCCGCTGCCTAGCTACGGGCAGGCGAACGCGACAGCAAACCCGGTAGCCAATAGCAGTGGATCGGTTACGAACCAAGCGATCCAGATGCTGACGGGTCCCTACCCAACTAACGCCTACGGTCCCTCGATCTCCTGCCAGGGTCCGACGTTCAACCTCTCGCCGTTTGTTACCACCAGCAAGTCATACGCCCTGCCTTACAGCCCGACGGTAAGGACTCCTTACTACGATCCCACCGACGACGATGAAAACGGCGTCCCGGACAACCCCGGCAACATCCTGTATTACCAAGAATTACCCAGCGGGCAGAAGAACAACCATTCGCTGAACCTAGGCATCAGCGCCACCTTGAGCTTCCCGCTCGACGGCGGCTTGCAAGAGCGCTGTAAAGCCAGCGCCGATACCCACAACGCCTTGCAGCGTCAGATCCTCGCTAACAAGCGCCTCGACTTTGAGCTGTCCCGCCTGCGCCACTGCGGAGAGCTAGCTCAGAAAGGGATCGCCTTCCATCCGCAGAGCAAGTTCTACGTCATCTGCTCCGACGTGATCCTCAAGCCCAAGCCTGGGCAGGTCCTGCCGCACGTTCACAAGATCACGGTTTCAAAGCCCGCCGCAAAGCCCTCAACGCACGGTTCCGGTCACGCTGAGCCAGTCGCCTCTCCCAAACCGAATCAACCTTCAAAGGCACGCCCCTTACCTGTGCAGCCTTTTTCACCACCTTCTTAACGGTTGGCTTAATCAGCTTCAGGATCAGCTCTCCCGCTGGCTTTGCCACCAGAGCAGCAGTGGAAGCCACCAGGGCGATTGTGGTCGTCGTGACCACCATCTCGACAGGCGGAAGCCCATCCACCACTTTTTCGAGCAGCGGTTTTGGTACGCCTGGAACCTCCTCTCTCTTAGTCGTCGCCGCATCTGATTCAGGTAGTCGCGGGACTGATGGAGGTTGAGGGGTCGTTGATTCCTTGTCCGAATCATCATTCGCTTGCGGCAAAGATTGCTGCAGGATCTGGATCTCACTTGGCGTGAAATCCATCGGGACAAACGATGGCACCTGACCTTCAGGGCAGAAAGCACCAACGCGTCCAGGATCGTCCTGCAGCAGGGTTGGGTTGAGTTTGGCGTCAGGGTGAACTGCCACGCATCCGGGCAGCTCTACCACCGGCATCCCTAGCTGGAGGGTGACAGGGGGCGCATCCGGCAGAGTTCGAGCTTCTGGTATGCGTTTGATCGCTGGAAGTTGTACAGGTTGGATGGTGACTGACCTGATCTCAGGCATCCTTCCAGCAGCTCACAAATCAGGTCAGGCAGGTAATCAGCGTCGTATCCGTACAGCCCGCTTTTGGCGTCATACCAAAGCCCGCTCTTCTCAATGGTCATGGTTTGCGAAGGGGATAGCAGGTCCAGTCTGCGTAGGAATCTGGTTGACCACATCGTCCAGCTTGCCGTCGAGCTTGCCGGTGAGCTCAGTTTCAACCGCGCTGGTGATTTGACCAGTGATGCGCTTCACAGCAGCACGCTGCAGCGCTTCCATCTGGAAGAAAGAAATGACGAGCGCAGCGGTCATTGAACCGGACAGCAGGAAAGCAGTTACCGCCAGCCCGTTAATGATCTTTTGCACGAAGGATCTCCTTCTCTGTGCTGTACGCCTCGACTGTATAGAAATCCAGCAAATCCTGCACGGCAGGCAAAAACCAGCGTTCAAGCCTGCGGCAGTGCTCCCAGTTCTCCGGACGCACGATGCAAGGCACCACCACCGAGCGCACAAAGCCCCACAAATACCGATGGCTGATGACTAGCTGGTGATACCAGCGCAGCCACCAGCACTCGCGGTATGACGGGCAAAAAAAGACCCGCCGAAGCGGGTCGCCTTCCTCGTGGTGCGCCTTCAGTATGGCGTCAAAAGGAATACTTAGCGCCGACCTTGCTGCCGTAGCCATTGACATTGTCAAAGGCAGCAGACAGCTCGCCGTAGATGCTGAGCTTCTCAGCAGCCTTGACGCTGCCACCGAGCTTGCCGGTCAGGATGGTTTCACCCTCGACGCCGTTGGGCTGGACGTAGGTAGGACCGCCTTGGATGTAAAAGCTGGCAACATCGTTGCCGCCTTCATAGCCCAGGTGCAGATCGGTAGCGGAGCCGCTGTAGGTACTACCAGCCCAGCCAGCGTTGTTCTCAACGTTGACGTAAGGACCAGCCATAGCAGGTGCAGCCAGGGCGATAACGGCGATGGCAGCAGATGCGGTTTTGATCATGGGATTAAATAACCGTCCCAAAATCCTACCGATTGATTTAGGTAGACAGTCAGCAGAGTGTCTTCCCAAGACAAAACCCCTCCCGGTTGGCGCGGAAGGGGTCTTGCTGCCGGAGGGGAACCGTGCCGCAAAAGCTTAGTAGCTTTCTGGCGGATGAGACATAGGTCCAGTCTCAAAAGGATCTTTGCCGCCTTTGGCAATGATCGTGGCACGGACGTAAAAGTAGTTGTCAGTCTTCCCCGCTTTTTCTAGCTGCTGTTTGATTTTCAGCCAGTTGTCGCGGGTTCGCTTGTCCAACTACCTGCCCTGACCGCGATACCTCTTTTTATTTTGACGAGGCTTGGAATGTTGACCACTCCCCTGTCTCGTCTTTTTAGGCTTTCCAGGGCGGTGTTCAATCCGCCCCAGTGCCGTCTTCGACTTAACTGCCATCAGTCCTGCTCAGGGAATGGCGTAATGAACGGCTCAGTATTAGCCACCATTTCACCGTCGTCATTCATCACCTGCGCCGGATTGGTCAGCAGTGCTGCCAGCTCTTCGGTGGTTGTGCAGGCGTTAATTTCAGCTTCGCGGGTGCCGCTGGTGGTGCGGACTGCAGCGCGGTAAGTGGCAACAGCAGCCGGGATTTCAGCGGTGGGATCCTCAGCCTTGCGGGTGACGTACCAGTCAGTAGGTGCCAGCAGGCTGCCTGCAATTTCCTTTTGCTTTGCGACCCACTCGGTCTTCAAGCCGTAGTTAATGATCTGAACGCCGTCAGCATCAAGCACAGGGTCGCCGTCTTCATCAACAGCAGGCTCATCCTCAAGCCGCTTTGGGAGATCGTGGTCCCAATAAAAGCGGGTATCAACCGGAGCCGGGTCTGCTTCCCAAGTGATGCCGATTGCAGCTTTATCAGCCTCGCTAGCAAGGCGAAGCCAATTCGAGGGGTATTGCACCCCGTCAGCATCAGTGAAGGGGCGACCAACGCGGAGCGGCTGACCGTTAAGTAGAAATCCCATGGTTAGATCCTAGCGAGCAGTGGCGGGCGAAACACCGGAGCCGCCGAATGGGTTTTCAGCCAGAGCCATGAATATGTAAGTACCGCCAGAGCCGTTCATGTCTCCGTTTGTTGTTCTTAACTTAAAACCATTGGATAAAAAGTCCGCTCTTGCTCCAGCGTCGCCACTTTCAGCGCTATCTAAATCTGCGTAAAGTCTGTTTTGATTGGGGTTAATTGGACCGCGTTTGTCGTCAAGAATATTCCAAGTGTCGGCGCTATCTGTCCGCTTGACCATTATCCATGACGGCGAAAATGATGTCGCTATGAACGGACCGTCTGCATTTCCATTTCCGGTGTAGCTGCCGAACTTGCTGTAGCCTTCGACTTCGGCAAAGCAGTAGGCGACGTAATCCTCATTCAGAGTGTTGCAGGCATCAGACTGCGATACCGTAAAAACTGTAGATGTGGGAGCAGTATT